GGCCTTCATTTCCATGCCGGGCTCTACAGCCCTGTTAGGAATCTTGGGTTCTACCCAGAATCTGAGACGCTACGATCCGGTTGATAATCAAAGGTTGGTTGCGTACACGAAGTACGAACTTACGAATGGCACCCACACCACCACTCCTCGAAAGAGGCCTGATGCGTGGGGCGCTCGTACCTTTGAATATCTTCCCCCTTGTCCTTTCTGGTCTACCCGAGACCTTAACCTTCGTAGTCTGACCGCCCAGGCTGGAAAAGATCCTTTCGGACAATTCAGCTTTCCAGGCGGTCACCTGATGAAGGGGTACCTCAATGCCCGAATCGATCCTGTAAGGGATCTTATCGACCATTGCCATCGCTTTATAAAGAAGCGGTGGGTTCTTCGCAACAGGTACCAAGGTTCTCGGATAGAGGCCTCCCTCTCTGAATGGTCGCTTGCCAACAAGCATCTCTGCGGTAGCCATGTCCGGTACACCCTTGGAAAGGGCGTACGCAAGACGACGGCGCACAGAGTTGCTCACAGCAAGACCTCTTCCTGTGTACCCAAGGCCTCCGATCTCCACAGGGAGACGGACCCTAGGGTCTTTGACAATCCACGGGAAGAGAGTCTTCATTACTCTCTCTTGTCTCTTCAGATACAACGGCGTAGAACGTTGTTCTGCCGCGACCGGTGCTTTAAGCCCCGGCGCGGGACAAGGGGGAGGAACGAAGACGACCACTCCTTCTTTGTTCCTGTTTCGGGTATGACACTGAGTCGCCCATGTCTCGCAGAAGGTGAAACACCTTGCGGATATGAAGCTCTTTGTCATGTTCAAGGATGCACCGGTGAACTCGACCGCGGTAGAGTAGTCATCCACACAGAGTGGATCGACGACAATACCAACGGCGTCGTCACCGTGCACCTTGCCATCCTGCATGGTCTGAACAGTCCATGCGGATACCCAAGAAAGAACAATGAAACTGAGAGGGGTGCCCATCGGACTCCCTCTTCTCGCCTGCCAGTGTGTGTCTCCACAAGACCACGCTGTAGGCGTCTCCAGCCCGAGCCCCCACATGGCACGTCGAACGTCACTCTTACGAATGGCGCCGCCGGCATGCAGGGACTCGATAACAGCTACTACACAATCGTGGGAAAGTCCGTCAGTCGCCTTCGAAAGGTCGCTGGACAGGTACTTGCCCTCGGTTGTACGGAACATCTTACCTGTTGGGTGGAATCCTTCTTTCACGTACCAATGCTCCTTAGGGAACAAAGGTGCAGAACGTCGGATCCAGTCACCCTCTGCAAAGACAAGAGCGTTCGGCACGCCGATAACTCGAGTCTTGAGACCCGCGCTCATAAGTACCTCCGCTTTTGTTCTTGGTTGAGTCCACCCGAAGGGTTCATCTCTCAAGAGCATGGAAGCGAGGATACCTATAGCACGAGAACAGGTTTGAAACGCCGCGTCAGGATGGCCGTGACGTCTTACCAACTTTATGCAGAAGTTCCCAAGGGAACTGTCTCCGTATCGAAGGTAGGGCGCCAGTATGTCTTCAATTGGCAAACGACCTTGGGGCACGGGGATAACCCCGTGGCACCAACCAGGCCAGAGCAATTGACGACATACCTCGCTTACGCGAGCATCGCCAAGCTGACGGAAGTAGCCGTTAATCCCGCCTTGAGCTCCGGAAAGCTCAAAGCAGGAGGCTGTAGAAGAGGGAAGAGTTGTTGGACAGGTGTCTCTCAGTTTTCGACATCTACTAGAGATGAAACTGCGGAGATCACCCATCAACCAACTCTCCGATGTGGGAAATCTCGTTTCGGCCATCTTCTTGGCCTCTCTAAGCGCTTCAACCTTCTTGTGGGAAGGAGGAAGCGGCAAAGCCCTAGAGAGACGAGAAAACGCGAATCCGTCACGTCCAGTCTTCCAGGCCAAGTCAACAAGTGTCTGCGCCACTTTCTTAGGAAAGTGATCAGGCAGTTTGTAGCTCGACCGAAGAGACGCGGATCTGACGGAGTGGCTAAGTTCTTTAAGTACGCATGCGGTCCAGTACCACCCACGGTAGTGGATGGTAGCATGGAACCACTTGTGTACGAACCAAGCCACACGAAGATTATCCCAGCCAGAAAGGACAAGGGACGACCAACAAGCTGTCCAAACTTGTTGGTTGAGGATCGAATCGCCTCCGTGTTGTCGGGTCCGGTTTGCACGCTTACGCGTGGGAACTGGATCCTGCTCCATGGGATGGCTCTTTACAAGTGATGGAAGTCGCTTGTAGGTGTTCCTT